ATCGTTTTTCTAGCTTCTCTAAAAATATATTTATAGTAGAAACCTTTTGATTTATTTCTTTAACATCACTTTTTATCTCAGAGAAGGTTTTAGAATTTTGTATCTTTTCATTATTAAAATTTTCATTAATTGAGGATACTTCATCTTGTAGTTTTTTGATATCTTCAGTATTCTGTTTAGTAAAAATACTTGTTTCCTTTTGAATATCCTCTATTCTTCTAATTCTATCCTCTGTTATTTCCATCTTATTTCTCCTTATCTTTTTTAGATTTAAACAAGTTGGATAGGAATATTTTTATGCCACCTACGCCACCTCTTGGAAGTAATATTTTTTTAATCCAATCCCACACTAATCCTCACCTCCTATGTTACCATTTACGTTTTGCACGTCTTGATAAACATTGCCTTCACCGTTTTCAACGTAGTTTTTTGTGAGATAAGGTGTGTGAAAATATAAAAATAAATAAACTGCTACAATAATGCATAAACATACTGTTCTAACAATAGATTTTATCGTCTGCATTCTCATAATTTTTTCAAGGCGCTTAAAATATTCTTCTTGATTTTTCTCAAGTAATTTGATTACTTCTTCGATGTTCATTCATACACCATTTTGTAACCTTTCTGTAATTAAATTTTAATTCTTTTTCTTGTATACTTGATATAATTAGATTACATTCTTAACCGAATGTAACCTTTTAGGGAACTATTAGACCTGTACAGTCTTTAGTTCCCTTTAGTTATTTTTTAAGTGTTATATTACGGCCTCTAAAGATATTTTCTTTAGCCTTATCTTTTATATCTGTTAACAATGCCTCAAGCTGTTTAGCTTTATCTTGATCTGATTTTCCAGAACTTACTATACTCCCAGCTCTACTTAAATATTGCTGACCTATTTTTTGTTGGTATTCTTTCAATTCTTGTGCTGTCAATTGGATACTTTGTCCTTGTGCTATTAATTTTTTACTAGTAATAGCTGGAGGATATACTTTTTTGCTTCCTGTGCTTTCTGCAATATCTTTTATCTTCTGCGTAGTTTCATTTGTAGAATAAGTGCCATTTAGTGCAGGATTTAGCAATACATCAAAACCTTTTTTTAATCCAGTGGAATTGTAATTTTGTCTTTCTTCTCCGAATGTTGTAATTTGTGGTTCAAGCGTTTTTGAAAGTAAAGGAGTTTTGGCAATAACTTGATTTCCCGCCTGTTTTATTTTACTAGGATCATAAGTATTTCTTGCTGTATTATCGAACAATTGTGCTAATTGTTTCAATCCTGTAGGAGTAAAACTTGAAGGTAACCCTAAAACTGCGTTTGAAACACCTTCAGACAAATCTCCATAAGCAGTAAGATTTTGGACACCAGTGAATAAAGGCTGTTCCAACAATGTGTTTGAACCAGTTGTAATTCCTTGTATTAATGAACTTGATAAACTACTATCTTCTTTTTGTGATTGTGCAATATCTCCACCCATTGCAAATAACAGTGAAGTAGGTGCAGCCCAATCCCAAGAAACATATTTATCACCTTGTTGTGGTTTAGTATATTCTCCATTAGCCCATCTACTTAAAGCGTTTATATTAACTGAATAAGGATTTTGTCCTATTTGTCGATTAAATCTATCTTCACTTACATTATCTGCAGGTTTTGAGGTTAACACTCCATTCTTAGATAGTTCATATCCTAGGAACATAATTCCTGTTCCAGTAAGACTTCGTCCCATAGCATCAACTAACGCTTTTTGTGTACCTATTTTACTAGCATCTCTAGCTACACCTTTTGCCACTCCTATAATAGGAGAATAATCTAATGCTCTATCTAATATATTGGCCGGGGTTTTAGCATATTTCAAAACTAAATCACCTAATCCAAATTCTTTAGTACCATCCCAACTCTTTTTACCTATTCCTACTTTATTTAATGTTGACTTTAAACCCTTAAATGTATTAGATAGTTCGCTATCATCTTGGAATGTTCTATATTTAGCAGTAAAGTCTGCATAAGCCTTCATAGCATCATTTACTTGTCCGTTATTAGCTTTAGTCATAGATCTCAATGTATCGTCATAAGCTGCCTTGTATGCTGCCCTATCAGGTGCTTGTAATGATACATTCATAGCAGTTTCAAGTTTTCCTAATTTAGTATTTCTATTAAAGGTTCGATTCTGTTTTCCTAGTTCATATTTACCAGTTATATTAGTTGTATTTACTCCGGCCAGAGATTCTTTTATGCCTTGGCTCAATCCTTCTTTAAATGATTTAGCTTGAGTACTTAAACTTGGTAGTGTAGTAGTTCTTTTCCCTGTAAATGCCCCTATACCTTTATCTAAACCAGTAGCTAGTGTCTGCGATACATTCTCTAGACCTTGCCCAAATAAAGTATTACCTATAATATTTCTACCAACTGTTTTTGGATTTAATAGTTGCGCCATAGCTTGTATTGTAGAAAGTTTTTGAGATACTGATTTAGGTATCATTTCATCTATATCCGCTAATAAAGAAGCTGTTTTAAACAATTTTCCGTAACTTCCATCTTCCAATTTAGATATATCTGTCATTTCATTAGTTATTTTATCTACTAACTCAGGCGTTAATTTTAGTTCTTTTCCAACTTTATTTTGGAATCCTTCTATTTTATCTCCTAAATTACCCACTCTAGCTTTTCTATTCCCAACATTAGCTTTATCGAAAGTACTTTGTACATGACGAAGCATACCTTCTGGAGTTAATCTTCCCCACATACTTAATGCTTGAATTGCTTGACCTTGGGTAGTAGCATTTCTTGAAGTAGCTTCTATTAATTCTATAGCTTCATTATATCTTTTATCTTTTTGAAGTCTCTGTATTAGTAGTTGTGACATTGCATTAGTCTCAGGAGTAGGCACTTTAGTTTCTTTTACAACTTTAAGAGCTGAATCAATATCGGTATCTATCATCTTTTTAGCTACATTTAGAACGTCTCTATTATTAGATATATCATACTTCATACTGGTTTTAGCTAATAATCTTTGCAACTCTGGATCTGTGTTATTATCATTTTGAACCGTACTTTTCCATCTACTTTCACCCTCTGGATAATTAGCTTTATTTTTAGGAATATTTATAGAATCATTTGCATTACTTACATTCAATGGTTGGCTCTCAGCCTTTATAGGAACGTCGATTGAGTTAATAGGTCTTTCTATATCACTATTCACAACTTTAAGCTTAGAATTGTCTATAGCGCTATTTAAAGGCATATCAGCATTATTATAGTTAATGTCTCCTACTTGTTTTAGTTTTGGAGACATTTTTATACCATCTTCTATAGTGTTTGAACTTGTAACTGCTGAATTTTTAAGTCTATTTAATCCTCGTCCTCCAGCTTCTAAAGCTCCACCAAAAGCAGCTCCTTGAAGACCTCCAACTAAAGTATTTTTAGCGATATCTCTTAAATTATCACCTTGTCCAACTGACATTAACCCCTCTTGGAGTGCATTTTCTGCCCCACCTCTAGCAGCTGCTTTTAGTAATGGATTTTGTAATCCAGTTCTATTGATTAAATTATCTGCAACCTTACCAGTTTTATTATAAAAATCTCCTGCTCCTATTGCTTGATTTCCTACTACGTTAGCACCTATATTAGCAGGTATATCTATTAGTGTATCAAGTATCCTATTACCTGTTGTAGGAGCTTCTACTACATTTCCTAAATCATCCGTAACATTCTGTCCACTATTCTGGTTCATAACTTGAATATATCTTCCTGTTAAAGGGTTCTTTTGCAGTTTAGTATTTAATAAGCCTACGTTAGCCGCAAAATCTTTAATAAATCCTGGTAAATTACTATCTCCTAACACGTCATTTTTATAAAACTCTTTATAATCTGATGAATTAGTAGGAATTGTCTTGTTTTTGTTAGCCTGTTCTTTATCATAAGCATTTATATAACCTTGTAGGTTTTTATTTACTATTTGATTTATTTCTTCATCTGATTTACCTTTAATTAATCCAAATAGTTTATCATTTTTTAAAGGAGCATATTCTTTTTGGAGTTCTTGAGTTCTTTGATTTATATAATTTGTTCTTGCATTTATTAAAGGGGAATCAATGAATATGCTTTCAGAATTATTAGCGCTTGTAACTGGTTTTTCATATGGTTTTGATGATATCCCATATTTAGATAGTATAGGGTTGACACCACTTGGCGTATTAACTGAAACTGTCAATGCTTTTTGTTCTTTTGTTAATTGCGGATCTAAAGAATCGCCAAAATACTTTTTTAATGCCGGATTCATAAATACCCCTCCTAATAAACTGCGTTACCAGATATCCTTCTACTAGAGTTGTTAACTCCTGTATCTTCAGTATCCCATCTAATTCGTTCTAATGCTTTTTGCGTATAATTTCTTAACAAGGTAGCTTGTTCACCCTTTAGTCCTTCTAAATCTTTTAATAATGCATATAATCCTGCTCTTTTATCAGCTGTGTTAGTTGTGCTATTTACTATTCCGTCTATATCTCCTGATGTAATAGAACGAATCCCGGATGTTGTGTTGCTTGAAGAACTACTTCCACTTGAACCTGATCTACTAGCTAATGCTACTTGTCTTTGATATGCTCTATCAGCTTCTTCCCTTTGTGCAATTTCTGCCATGGATTGTGCATCTAAATTAGCTCTTAAAGCTTGACTATCAGCATTGTAATTAGAATTAGCTGAATTTATAGCATCAATTATGTTTTGAAGTTTGGTTAATCTTTCTCTATCATTAGAAGTTCTTTGATTCCCTATTTCATTAAGAGCATTTTGTTCATCTGCTTGGTAGGTATTTCTATTTTGAAGAATTGTATTTAAAGTTTGATTTAAGTTTGTATCAGCATTACCAAAACCAGTTAGTCTATCATTATTAGCTGATAATTGAGCTTGTAAATTAGCTCCGCCACCTAGCCATCCATTCTTAGCCATAAGTTCTTGGACTCTATTTCTATTCTGGTTTACTGTAACATCTACATTATTTCTATCTGTATAATTTTTATCTTTTGCTTCAACATTTTTTTGGTCTAGTCCTTTGTATAAATTTTCATATTGACCTTTTGTGCTTGTTTCTTTAGCCGCTAAACTATTTGCCAAGTCAGTATACTGATTTTCTAATTCTTTTTGTTGATTTTGATATTGTTGTATCGTTGAATCTCTTTTTTGTGCTAAAGAGTTATTTTGAGCATTAAAGAGATTATTATATCTTGAATAAATATCTTCGTAAGCCACGCCAATTCCTCCTTACTTGCCTTTTGCTCTCCATACAACTTTTATACTTGTTGTAGTTGTAGCGCCTGTATTTTGCATTCTAAAAGTAGCTTTATCTATGCTTAAAACTAATCCACCTTTTGATATTGGAATAACGTTTGAATTCGTATCTTCAGCATATATATCGCATGTGAATTGATATATAGTTGTAAAATCTGTGGGAAAAGGAATATCTACATACTGTTGGGCAAATGAAGTTAAATTAGGAACCGTAACTGTACCCCATTGCTCTATAATACCTGTTATAGAATTTTTAACCCAACCATCTGGTGATGCTAGAAATGTAAATATAGAATCTACATAATCAGGTATTTGTTGCAAAAGTTCTTGTAAGTGTTGTCTTATTAAAGGATCTTCATCTGGAAATCTTGTAGTATCTAATAAACCAGTAGAAGGATCAAACACAAAACTCATAAAATCACCTTACCTTTCTTGTTGATATCCATTTAATAACTAAAGCTATAATGGATAAATTTTCATCAACATTATTATTTGAAATTTCTATTTGAAAATATCTAACATTTTTTATCCCTGGTTTAAATCTTAATGTTGGAGGGAATTTTTGTGATTTCCAAGTAAAATTAGCCCAATTCCATGTTGACCATTTAAAAGTTTTCATGTTGCTACTAGGAATTGTTGTTACTGCCGTTGTATCACCATTATCATCATAATAATTTATATATATACTTGAACTTGAATTGGCTCTTGTTGTTAACCATATGTCTACAATATTTTTGTAGTATTCGGCAATTCCAAAATCCATTAGTTTAGTTTTCCATAGCGAATTTATAGGTCTTCCGAAATCATTAGCTACATCTGTAAACTTAACTAATACCCCGAATTTACTAGATGCATAATGAAGTTCATTATTAACTATAAAGAAGTTATTTGCGTATATATTGTCATATATAAACCAGTGTAGTGTTTCTGGATTATTTAAGTTATATCCTAATGAGTAATCCCAAACATAGACACGTCCACTGTTAGGCATACATAGATAATATTTTTCCCCATCATCAAATGAACTACAACTTCTAAGATCAACATCACTCTCTTGTAACAATCCTTGTCTAATTCCTCCATTAATAAGCAAAGATAAATCTTTTAGCTCATTCTCTCCTAATACAGTTGTTGAAACAATAGCATAGCCTCCATTTTGAGAATTGAAAAATACAGGCATATTATCGACCAGCTGTATACTTCCAGGCATATCACACCCGATTGTCTCATTTATAGGAGTTATAGGAAAACCACTTGTACCATCACTTTGAGTTTGGTTATAAGTTATATGTGTAGATTTAGTTTTTAAATAAATCAATTTATCATATTTCTTTACAAAAGCTGTCATAGGTTCATCACTAGAAGTTACAGAATCAAACGAACTTAGTCCACTAGCTGGGAAATAATTTGCTTCTATAGTTAATTGTTCACTTGTTAATCCTGTTTTCCATAAACGATTAGGATAATTAGGATTGCCCGTTATAAATAATCTTGATGAAAACTCAATTGCTGTAGTGCAATTTTTAATTTGTAGTGCATCATTAGGATTAGTTTTGTAAGCTGTTATTTTCAATGTATTAGTTCCAGCAGCTGGAGCAACACTAAAAGTTACTTCACCAGTAGTTCTATTTACGGTGAATCCAGCTCCTTCAGTTGTCCCGTTATTAGCTGTAACTGTAGTTAAATCTAATCCATCAAAAGATAGTTTGAATACAGTTTCAGTTCCTAATGGGGAAAACATATCAGTAAAACCACCAGTTAATAAATTCAAAGGCTCAAATAAAGTTGATACAGAACCATCATTTTTTCTGCCTTGTGTTACTACTGGAATATAAGGTTGTACTGGTTGCACCGTTGATCCATCATACTGAATATATTCATTACCATTTAACATGTATAAAATACCTTGAAATATAACAAAGAAAGCTTTGGCATTTGTTAATCCTGAATATATTTCTGTAGGATTAGAACCATCTAAATTAAACGAGTATAAAAATGTACTCCATTGAACTATTATCTTACCTTTATAAACTATAGCAACGCATCCGCCACTACCTAAGCCTTGACTTGGATATAAGCTGTCAGAAGGGAATAAATCATCAGATGGATATATTTCATTCAGTATTACTTGACCTTTTCTTTTACTTAACGTTCCCCTATCATCAGCATTTAGATTTAATATATTACTTGCCTGATTCATAGACATTGATGTTTCCTGTCTCCATAGATTTATTCCACCATTTAAGGAATACTTTCCATCAGAACCATATCTAATTTCAGGTGTGTTAGGTGGGTTTGGAACTTTAAACATATTCCACCTCCTATTTAATAAAATAAAAAGAGAGTATTTCTACCCTCTAAGTTAGCATTAAACTTAATTATTAACTTAGTACAATATCTGGACTAGCATAAATACACAACCATTTATTTACGCCCCTTAACCACATCCATTGAGTTATTTGTCCATGATTAAATGTATATGATGTTTTAATTATTGTAAATTTTGAGGTATCTATTATTGTGTTAGTTGTATCAAACCCACCAAAACTATTAAATCCACCATGTCTTACTAAAACCGTTACTATATTCCCATCTCTTGGTGTTCCAGTTAATGTTACAATATCACTTGAAGAAGTACCGCTTTGCATTACTATTTCTATACTTGTATTTAATGATGTATTAACAGAAGTGTTTCCAATCAATGGAATAACAGCAGTATTAGGATAACTTGTAGAAGAAATAACGTTTCCTATTATATTGTCAATCGCATTTGCTGTCTGAGATAGTCCATTTGTTATAGTGCAATTATCAATTATGCATCTATATGTTTTTCTTAAAATTATTCCAGGATTTGAAGAAGGGGTTTGTTCATCTGAGACATTTAGTATTTTAAAATATTCTATTCTCATTATTGCTAAATAATCAGCAGGAATAGAATCTTCACCTATCGATATAGGAGTATTACACAGTATAGATTTGAAACCATCTATAATATTATTATTGCATTTTAATGTAGAAGTTGCATTGTATTTGTCTCTGCAATAAGAACGTACTCCACTACTACAATTATAAGCCTCACAGTTGAGGACTCTACTATAACTACAATAAGCAATATTTGAAGCTCCAATTATATTGTCAGTTATTAATCCAAACCCAAAACCGCTAACATGATTAATAGCTTTACAATTTTTGAATGTTATATCGTAAGCTTTTGATATAAACCCATGTATAGAATCAATAGAGATACAATCTTCACAAATTATGTTTTGCACTGTACCATAATAGCTTTCAAATAAAAAACTGTGGCTTATAGCTGAACCTTTACATCTTATCAATCTTATATTTTCAAATGCTCCACTATTGCATTGGAACGCATTCTGCTTTGATAGTGCTAAAACTGACAAATCTTTAATCTCTACGCTACTACTTTGAATCTGAATGCTACCACCGCTTAATATTGTATTATCTACACCATCTCCTATTAATGTTAGCTTTTTTGAAATTACAATATCATTACCATTCAAGTCATAGGTTCCCTTTGGAATTTTTATAACTCCTCCGCTAGATGTATTGTTTATAGTTCTCAATATCCTTTGATAATCATCTGTTTCACCATCAAATCTAGGGAAAAAGGATATAGAATTTACATCATTTTGAATTTCTTTCAAACATAGATTAATCTTATTAACTCTTTCACCAGCTGAATTATATAAAATATCATTTGCAGAATCATATCTTAGATCAACTAATTCAGAATCCTTGGTCCCACTTCCACTATTAAGTATAAGATTATCTATTCTTGCATCATTTGATATAGCTAAATTTTTTGCATCATTAGCTATATTTGTAGTATTGGTTATATTCTCATTTTGTGCCTCTATAGCATCACTATTAGCTTTAATTCCTTGTTCTATTTTATTTAAATTGGTTGCATTTATAGCTGGTGCTCCTAGATTTTGCCACACTGTTGGTGAATATGACATTTAAATCCCTCCTTATAAGCAATCTCTATACACATCTTGAATAGGTATAGAAGATACAGGATTAACATAAATAAGCTTACTTTTCTTTGTTTCATAAGAATTTAATAACATTGTTGCTATGGTTGCGTTATCTTCTATATATACCCATCCAGCAACATAATAAGGTATTAATTCTTGATATTTTATCCCTATTTCTAACTCTATTTCTTCATCTGCATTTGGCAAAATATCATCAGGCATTTTTTGATATTTTAAAATTAATTCTCCATTTAAAAATGGGCTAAATAAAATATTTTCTCCATCAATTTTATAATCTATCGATTCAAAATAAGGATATTTTTTTAAATTAAAACTTATTAGCTTTTCAAATTTATTAGGTAAAGCCTGTTCTGAAAAATCTGTTGGATTGGCAACAGGGACATGTGTCCATGTATATTCTTTAACTATTGGAAATTCATTAGCCAATTCTTTTTGACATGTATCTATTAAATTTCTTATCCTTAATAGGTAATCAGCATTTCTAGTATTATCAACTAAATTACCATTAATTGAATATTGATTAATTAATTGTATTATCTTTTCTTCTAATCTAGCTAAATTCATTTTAAACCCCCTTTTTATGCTCTCGATAATGAGATAAAAGAAGCCCTTTATTTTCAAAAACATTTCCACATTTCTTACATTTAAAAGTTTCCTTTTCTGTCTTAATAAAACTTTTATATTTTTTCATCCATTCTATCAAGCTTTTATCTTCAGTTATGAATTCGCCTTTATCATCAAATTGAAACACTTTCTTGCTTCTTTCATAGTCTATTATTGTTAAAAAAGGTTCTCCTAAGTATTTCATAATAAACTCCTAAAAAAATAAAGGGGGATAATCCCCCCTATTTTATAACTGGATTACTCCAATAGTTGTAGTTGTAGTTGTAGAAGCTGTTACAGTGATTTTACCAGTTGTTTTATCAACATACTTAGCTGATTCTAAAGGCCCTATAATAACGCTTGAAGCCTGTGGAACTGTTACAACTAAATCACTTACAGCAGCTATTCCAGTCCCTGCCTTAACTGTTATAGTGTTTGATGCTCCAGCTTGTGCATTATTAACATATATACACATTCTTTCATCTTTGCTTACAACTATAGTCTGTGAAGATGCTATTGCAGCAGGTGCAAAAGCAACACTTCCATTTTTAACACCATTTGTTTTTGTTACGTCTGCCATTTTAAATACCTCCTAAAATTGAAGCTTAAGCTTCTGTTCCTATTGCACAATCGAATAATACTAATTCTTTAGGTCTTACAGTTTTAACACCCCAAGCTTGTAGAGATTTCAGAGCATCTCCAAATCTTTTCTCTGGTTGGTATGCTACATTCTCAGTTATTTGAGAAGCAAAAGAAATAGCTCCTTGTGTTCTTGCAATACATTTGTGTCTGGTTCCGCCAACTATAGGAATATTATTAGAAACATAGATTTCAAACCCGTATAATACTGGAACATTTGCACCATCTATTACTTTAGTGTTCATAGTTTCTTTTCCTATTCTTGCTAAGATCATTTTGTTATATATTGCCGGTGTAACTTCTAGGAACTTTCTTTCGCCTTCTGGAACGTTAGCTTCTTGGAAAGCTTGGTTTATTGCCGCTAAATAAGTTATTATATTAGCACTTGTTACTGCTGTTGTATAAGCATCTATAGTCTTTCCAGCATTAACATATTCAGCAAATATATCTTGGTCTATATCATCAGCCATTCTTACGCCTAATTTTCTTTGAGCTTCAGCCATTAATTTTTGATTAGCTTGTGCTTGGTCTATATCGTCAATAAATACATGACAATATTTTGCATTGTCGATATCTAACCATTGAGCCTCATCTGTTAATAGATCAGGTGCATTAATATCTGTGTTTCTAGTATAATCATAAGAAGCAACATCACCGATAGTAAGGATTTTAACTCTATCCCCCATTTTCTTTATGTCGCCTTCATAGTCTCTGTTACAGTGCTTAGCACCTATCATTACCTTATCTCTTTCTTTTAAAATACCTGTTGACCAAATTTCTGGTATAAAGTTTGCTACTGACATTTTACATTCTCCTTTCAAATTACCATTTGTTCATTGATTTTGTTAATAAGTCATAATTTTGATTTAACCATGTTGAATTTTTCTTATTAGCTTCAAAAACTTCTTTAGAAATGAAGTCTTGTTTATTCGCTCCATTACCTGTTGTACTTCCTGTAGTTGTTTCAGCATTTAAGGAATTTGTTTGAGCTGTCTTTGCTCCTTTTTCAAATTCTGCAATCTTTGCTTTTAATTGGCTTGTAGCATATTTTGCATAAGCATATTTAAGCGAAACACCTTTATCTATGCTTTCAAGTAACACACTATCAGGAATTTGTTCATTTCTTGCATCAGGAAATTCATTAAACAATTCTTCTATTTCTGAATTTATTTTTGCCTGTTGTTGCTGCTTAGCGATAATCTCATTAGCTTGTTTAACTGTTGGATTATCATTTATAATCCTTGTTATCAAATCAGGATCAATTCCAGCATTTTGATATTCTTGTCTCTGAGCTTCTTCTCTTTGTGCTTGTACTGCTCTATCATAGTCAGCCTTAGAATAAATACCATGGCTTTCTCCATATAATTCAGCAATAAGCTTGTCTTGTGCTTTAGATTCAGCTTCACGCCTTATTTGAGCATACATAGCATTTTCTTCAGCACTCTGAACTCTTTTCTCTTCCTGTGGTGTTGCGACTTCACCAGGTACGCTTTCAGTAGATTCAATTTGTTCAGTTTCTTGTGGTTCAACGTTCGCCACTGACTCAGCGTTTACTGAGCTTTCAAAATTTTCATCCATAATTAAATTCCTTTCTTAAATAAGTTTTTTGCGCTATCTTAAGCGAATTTTATACAATAAAAAAACACCTACATTTGTGGTGTTTGTGAAAATTGACCTTTTAATTGTTCCATTACAGCTTGTTGTTGTTCTGGTGGCAATTGACTTAATGTAGCCTGTTCCTCAGGCGTTAGTCCATCATCCATAGGAGATTGCATTTGCTGTTGTTCTTTTATTTGAGAAATTAACCCTTCTTTATCTGTTATATACCCATCAGGGAAACGTTCTAATGCTTGTAATAATGTAATTTCTTTACTATTTAATAAATTCATTATTGTATTAACTGATGTTATTTCAGACCATTGTTTTGATGGTCCTACATCTATTTTTAAGCTCATTGGTATTTCTTTATAATCTTCTCCATTTATTTCTCCAACTTTTGAAACTCCATCTTCTTCATACCCTACTTTTCTATTAACTGTATATTTGCTTTCAATGAAGTCTTGCCAATTCAACACCAAGTCCTCTATAAACTGATACAAGTTTTCCTTAGGATTATCTAAAGGTATTGCACTTTGTTGTGCTGTTGCTGCTATAGCTGTTCCTGACGCCTGTTCTGGGTTTATATCTCCTAAAGCTACATCATTGGCACCATTTAAATCCTTAGTATTTTTAAGCATATCATTCATAAAGCTAAATATATTCGTATTCAATTTCCCGGGTTCTAACTGGAATACCGCTCCTGTTACATCACCATTCATTGGTATAGCAGCTCCTATCCTATTATCCCAAGCTTCTATTCTATTTGAATCATATAAAACCTTGCCAAAAGCTGTCATTCTCATGTTATAAGCTACATTAGAATACATTTGATTTATAGCAACTTGGTTAGGCACTATTGCTGTTCCTGGTGCTGTTCCATGATAACTATTTTTACGTTTAGTCCAATTTCCCCATGCCAAAGGATATCTCTTTAGGCCCATGGATTGTTCTTTTATAATCATGCAATATTTAGTTGATTTACGATAAAATACTTGGCCTTCTTTTTTCCATAGCTTTATTATGTACAAGCATTTACCACTATCAGAACTATCAACACTATCTAATTCAATCTTCCCTCTATCTCCACTTTGTTCATTAAAGTCTTGATCTCCTGTTATCTTAGAGTATTCCGCTTCACTAACTTTATTAGCTTTGGCTTCAGCTTTTAAATTAGAAACCATATCCCTACCAATGACAAGTATATAAGGTTGTGTTTGTACCCTTCTATCGTTGGGATTTCCAAACATTATTTCCGCACCATCTTTTACTTCATTAACAAAATCGCCTAATATTTCGGATTTTGACCCATCTGGATTAATTCCACTATATTGTTTTGTTGATATTCTACTATCCCAATAAGTATATATTGCGTAATCACCAGTGTTAAATCCATCTATTAAACATTCTCTTAGTAAAGTATCTAGCTTGTCTTTTTCCCATTTATCTTCTAACTTAAAGTTAAGCATATCTACTTTTCTTTTTAGTTCCTGATCCATTCCAGCCGCTTCTTCATCATAATTTTCAATACTAAATTTAGCTTTGACAGGTGATGAAAGTATAGATGCTATCTCATGGTCTGCTATACGTTTGTATACAGGCATTATTAATGTAGGTTGTCCATTAGCTTTTACATTATGCCAGTGGTCTCCTGCATAAAACCGTTCATTTACATCTATTGTTTTATAATAGCTTGGTCTTAATTTATTGTTATAATCCATACCCTTTTGATATAAATCATAATCTTGTTGAATATCCATTATACTTAATCACCTTCTTTCACATCTTTATAAGGATCATAGTTCATTATTCCGTTTTCGCCATTCCAGCCTTCATAAGCTAAATCGTTTTGCTTTTTAGTCTCATTAGCTTCTATATGCTTTTTAATAGCCTTTACAGGATTAACATCTAGTTTTGGAATATTTCCTTTGCTAACTTCTTTACCATGCTTAAATCCAAGCGTATATGCCTTTACACACGTAAAGAAGGAAACTATCAATATAATTGCGATTATTAAATCGTATATCAAATTATCACCTCTTTAATAAATATCCATATCTATATAACTTCGGTCTAAACTTCCACCTGTAAATGTGTTTGGACTCGGTCTTTCACTCGGGAAATTGTATTTAGGCTGTTGTTTAGGTAAATTAGCCGAGAAATAAATAAATCTGTTTAAAGCTTGTGACATACTATCCACCATGTCATCATGTGAACCATTAGGAAACTTACTACATTGATCTACAAAGTCAAAAGTGAATTGTTCATTCTGCGGTAAGAATACATTCCCAGCTTCAATAGATGGTGATACTGCGTTTACTCTAGCCACTTTACCCCCATCTGGATTTATTGCAATTATTCCTGGTATTTTTCTTTTAAGTGTAGAAATGATCGCTGAGCCATTAGCTTTATCTTCAATCAATATCTGTTGTATTTTAGGATATTTGTTTTTAGTTTGTATAATAGCCTGTACAGTAGTAGGAAAGTCCATACGCTCCGTAACTGCATCTATTAGATACATATCAGCTTCACGTTTTCCCCATACTTGTATAGCCACGAAATCACTATTATCTCCATCCTTAAACGTTGCATCTACTGACATAATAATCTGAATCATTTGGGGCAATGCCTCATAATACTTCCACCACTTACGCTTTATCATATTACCTTCTTGTGCAGTAGGTCTACCTTGCATAAGCGCATTCCATGATCTCGAACCTTCTTGAGTCGTATAAACCTGTTTGAACTCTTTAAGCCAGTTATTGTCCTTACCTATCTCAGGAAATAAACTATCGCCAACATTTCTATTCAATATATCATTTTCTTCAGCTTCTAAAGGAATATTAATCTCTTTAACCTTATTAGGCATAGTGCTTAATAATCTTCCTGCTAAATCGTCCTCATGCCACCTTGTCATAATCAAAATAATAACTCCATCTGCACTCAAACGAGTATAAATGGAGTTTAAGAATTCTTCCCATATTCTATTACGATAAGTTTCAGATTCTGCTTCTTGTCTATTCTTAATAGGGTCATCTATTATAATCAAATCCCCTGGATTACCCGTAAGACCTGCCATAATACCTTTAGAAATCATAGAGCCTTTATGTTCTTTAACTTCAAAATCTGTATCAGAAGTTTTAGAAAGTTCTATATCAAATAATTCTTTGCCATATTCCAGTATCTTTTCTTTATTTCTTCTACCAAACCTTTGTGCTAGATCATCACCATACGAAACCTCAATAACTCTCTTTCTAGGAAACTTACCTAAATAGTAGCTAGGAAGTGTTTCAGTTACACATTGAGATTTACCATGTTGTGGTGGCATACTGACTATTAATATATTCTGTTTCATTTTTCTATATATTAAATCTTCTATAGCAGCACAAACTAATTTAAGATGTTTTCCTAATATCCAATTTCCTCTATGAACATAGATACAATATTCTGAGTATTCTCTCCTTGCTAGTTCTTTTTTTAATTCTAACAATATTGATTCTTTATCCATGTTCACTCCTTTCACGTTCATAAATGTGTGTTTAGCGACATTAAATACATGTTTTATTCACTCAAAAAAGTATTTTGCCGATAATTTTAGCATTTTTACGTATATTTATTCATATTTAATAAATTTATACATACTTTATACATTCAATTAATCTGCATATATACATTATTTATCTTCTAACTTCTTAATCATATCTTTTATGTCTTCTGTTTTAACACTATCATCTATTTTAAGATTGTTATTAACTGTTGTTTCTCCAGTTGTTTCAATCTCTCTTTTATCTTTATAGTCTTGCGGTAATCTATTCTTAAGCATGAATATATTCATTGTTGGGTTAGGAGGGACATACTTCTCTACTTCGATAACCTCAACCCTCTCTATTTGCCTTAATTGCCCTTCTATGACTTTATAATCCTTTACCTTGACAGGTATCTGTTCGGTAGTATAAAAGCCCGTAGACTGCATAAAAGCACTATTTAATAGTTCCCCATTACTTACCTCTTTGCCTTTTTTTATCGCCTCTCGAAACTCACTCTTATCTTTCTTCCATTCGTAAAACAACTTAGTACTAATACCAAGCATTTCACATATTTCTTTATCAGTTGAACCTTGTTTAGCCCAACCAGTAATACTTTCTAGCTTATCTTTTATATTAAGATCATCCCACTTGTTTGGTCTAGCCAATAGGCTCACCTCCATTCTTTAATCTATCTTTTAAACTCAACAATTTTTTCTCCATCTATTTCTTTAATAGAAACTAAATACTCAGGTATTTCTATATGTTCCTCAACAATTTCAAAGCGTTTTGAGTATCCCCAGTAAGTCAACTCATATTTCATATAATGATATAGAACGTCTGTTATTAATATATCTTTAAGTGCTTCTAATACTAATTCAGCATCTTCATCTATGAGAGTTCTACTTACTCTAATTTTACCTTTACGTTTTAATAAATCACTCATACTATCTCCCCTCTTTGTATTCCCTTTTACTCATAATCAAGAAAATGACTAGTAGCATACAATAAATAGCTTCTATCATTTCTCCCTTATATGATTTAAATGCACTTATAGCCAAAAAGGCAGTCTCTAAAATGCTATAAACTTCTAATAACATTTTTTTCTTTAACATACTATCCCTCCAAATAAAAAAGATGTGATATTATCACACCCTAATAAAACTTTACTTCTGATATTCCCATTGTACCTTTTGTAATTTCTCCAGAGATATCTATATTGGTTTTATAACTAAATTCAGATTTTACTTTACCTTCTCTTAGTAATCTATAAATAACTCCTAATCCTGGCATTTCATATTTTGTAAATTCATATCCTAATGAATCTAATATTGGCTTTAAATCTTTAGGATTTTCAACAACTACACCCTCATGCTCCAACATTATCCTAATATTCTTCTCAACTTGTAAAGATTGATTTTCAATAAAATCTTTTAATACACCTTTTACTTCTAACATATATAATCCCTCCCCTTTATATTATAACCTAACTAATTAACCAATTCATAAGTCTTTTCAAATATATCAGGCTTACATGGATAAAATTCGCCGTTAATTCTCTTGATTACGTAGTCTCCTTTTTCAGCTGTCATAGTACCTTCTAAAGTCTTAATATATAATTTATTAAGAGCTCTGCCTATTTCTCCACTTATTAGTTGAGGCAATATCCATTCAACACTTTTATCTGTTCCATCAAATTGCACCGCTTCAACCACAACTGGCTTTTTTCTATACTTCATACTTATTTCTCCCCTTTACTTTTTACATAACAAAAGCACCTCAGTATCTAAACTAAAGTGCTTCTATATATAAAAATCTTATGGAGGATTGATGATATCTTATTAAAACATGAGAAGCAACACTCTTGCCCCAATATTACTTCTCATGCTAAGAGGAGGATAATACTATGTCCAATAAAAGGGAGGAGATTTAAGGATTTGAACCTTACAGACTAAACTCAATCTCCATGCAACACCCCATTTAAGGAGCGCAGGAACTCTTTATACATCTAGGTACATGAGCTATCCTTGTGTTTGCGAGATTTCTCCATATAAACTTGCGATTGTTTAGGAGAATATCCCACTTGTTAATTTTAATATCCAAGGCAATATTAAACTTTTTCATTTAATCTATAAAAGTTGGTTATAGAGAGATTCGAACTCTCAGCTCTAAGGCTTCTCCCCAGTTGAGTATATAACCATATAGTAGGGGCTGTTAACCCCTATAGGAATTTCTTACTAAATATACTTTTTAAGTTTACTAAGTCCCCACTAAGTTAAACCAATAGGTATTTTTAGTAACCACATCCTAAGTTTTTTATTCTTTCATCCTAGAGGGAGACAATATGAGAAAGAAGTTACTTTCTATACATATATTATAACATAGATAAATCAAGGGTTTAATGCGTTTTTAATGCAATTTTAATGCATACTTTTCATCAATTTACCCAGTTTTCAAATTTAAATATATCTAATAGAATTCTCATTCTCTTTCTAGTCACTGTACTCTGATCCATTCTTAAATCTTGTCCTATTTGCCAATCTTTTTTATTGTCCTTATATCTCATTGAGAGAAGTTTTAAGCTATCTTCATCCAGTGTCTTTATATTCTCCCCTATCTCAGCACAATCAATCTCTATACGTCTTATTTTAGATTCTAAGGCGTATATATCCTCCTGGTAGTTGCTGGATTCCATTATCTTTTTATCTATTATGTTGAGCATAGTTCTTTCTGCATAGCTCATTCCTGTTGGAGTAGTTTGTACTCTTTCTTCAAAACTAGGTGAAGATGATTCTATTGGAATAACTATATCATTGTTCTTTATTTGTAAATCTAATTCAGCTTTCTGTTTCTTTATAACTTCAATCTTTAATTTATATGATTTTATTTTCTGATCTTTCAAGAAATAATTCTTAAGCTTATTCTCTATCTCTGATAAGTCTTTTTTATCTTTACTCATGCTATTCCTCCATTACTCTTGGTTTAAGTCAAAAAACCTTCTATTTGAATTAGGACTAAGTACATCATTAAACCCCTTGAAGAAATAATTATCTTTCTTCCAACTAATTTGGGATATATCAGACATGCATATTACAAATTCCTCTTTGAAATCACCTTCAAATACTCTTGTCATATCTTTAGTTTTAAATATTAATGCAAAATCTCCATCGCTTAAATCTATAAGCAAGTTTATCATTTTTTTCATACGCTCTTTTTTAAGATTATCTAAATGTTCTTTTGGAAATTTTATTATATTATCCATATCAATCCACCTCACTTATTACAGTTATTTTCCCAGTAGTAAAATTTCTTATTATGTTACTTATACTAGCTTGGCATAGACCATATTTCTTACATAATTCCTGTTGTCCAATGCCTTTCTCAAAGTCTTGTTTTATTTGAATGTTTCTATAGATATTTTCATCTTTAACCTCTCTTGGATCGCTACTTTTCAATATATCTTCTGGAAAGAAATCTTCTTTATATAATTCTTTCCCATCTTTCAATATCACACAATTAAATCTTCTATCTCTACTAATTCCTTTTATCTTTACATGTTTAGTTATTTCGTTTCTAGTTACAGTGAATGTTTTACCTATATAATCATTTAGATTTATTTTACTCATAATAATCTTCCTCCCTAACTTCAATAATTTTATCCTTATTAAACCAGTAAATAAGCCAAACTATACCCCATTCTTTAAGCCTATTATTAGAAATGCTATGCAAAATAATTTAATCCAACCCCACATATCCTCACTTCCTTATTTTGAAATAATCTCTCCAATACTTTTAATAGTTGTTTTGCTATCATATTTAAACGACCATTCGTTTTCTAAATCATTTGAATGCATTTGTCTTGATTGAATAGTACACACATTCCCTTCAAAAGAGATTGATTTGAACTTTGTTCCATACTCAGCATATTTGCTAAATGCTTTTAGAACTTTTATATAAGTTTTATATTGAACTCCTTCTAAATACTCATATCCAATCTCTTTTTTATTAATAACAGTAAACCATTCATTGTAATATCTACATAGCTTTTTAGATCCTATTTCTCTTATTACAACACATTGGTTTTCTTTATCTACTTCTTCCACAAATCCTACCATGAAATCATTTGGAACTATTGTTGTAGTTGTAAAAACCAAATCTCCACGCTTCAGCAACTCTAACTGTTCAAACATATGTGATTTAACTATCTTGTCTCTATCATTAAAGGTAGAATACATAAGCCTTGTGATGACTCTTGTTACTATCATCATTAAAATTCTTTCTTTATCTCCCATAATTATCCTCACTTTCTTTTATCTAATTCATTAACCTTATCTATAACCTCATCTAACTTAATCAGTAGCTTATTTAAAACTGAATATATTTGCTCTAATTCTGTCTTTCTATCCCATCTAAGCTTAAAGCTTGTATCCTGCTTAATTCTTATATTTAATTTCTTTATCATATATCTACCTGATGTTTTAAAATGCTCTGTAACCCATTGGCTTGAGCTTTAATAGCTTCTAAACTATCCCTAGCTGATTTATACCTTGCTTCAGCTAAATCCCTTTTAAACTTCAATTCTGATGTATTCCCTCGTGCTATGTCTGGGATAAGTGTAGCCTGTACTTTATCAGCTCTTAGGGATAACATTTCAATCCCTAGAGCCTTTCTATATTCTCTTTCACTTTCTGCCATTTCTTTAGCTAGTCCAAATAACTTTTTACTTCCTTCCTCAAGTCTTTTACCTGATTCATAAATCTCTTTATTTATAGTTACTATATCCATCTATTCACCTTCCCTAATCATATGGATTACTCATGAATTGTTGATATAATTTTATCCAATCATCAAATGTCATTGTTACTAGCCACTCGCATCTATCTTTCCTATGGAAAACAGTAGGTATTTCATTTTCTTTTGCATCCGCTTTAGCTTGGCTTATAGCATCATATATATTAAGCCTTTCTACTCTTTTGCATTCAATGTGTATGCCTTCTAATCCCACTATGTCAGCATCTCCATTAGCTCCGCAGTATTGTTGTCCACGTCTTGTGTTATATCCATATTCTTTAAGTTTGTTTGAGAGCTCTCTTTCACCTCTAGCTCCTTTTTGTTTACTATTCGTCAAAATCATCACCTTCTTCTTCCTGTAACCTATTATCTAAAAATTCTTCAAGTCTTTCATAGGTTGATATAATCACAAATATTATAGTTGCTGTAAATGCTATATTAACTATAGGAGTAACAAGTACAACTATTAAAAACTCTATTTTTGTTTCACTTTTACCTGATAACTTTCTAGATAACAACATCTGTTTATCAATTATTGATAAATCAGTTCTAGCTTTGTATAACAATAAACCTATTGACATTAATGCAATTATTATAGAGACTAAATACATTTTAAATATTACAATTAACACTCAATCACCTCATCTAAATAATTCCTATTACCCATCATTCGAAATATTAATTCCTCTCTTTTATACCCTTCTTTACCCCTTATTAAAGTCTTTGTAATAGCCTTTATACTGTTATCAGAACATTTCAAAAGTTCTTTAAGCTCTTTATGTTCGTAATAAGGTTTGTCCAGTAATAAGGTCAATTTAAGTTGAAATTCTTGTATATATCTAAGCATCATTTCTTTATCATGGTGTATTCCTGTAGGACTTTCAGTATGATGTTTTATACATAAAGGAACTATATTCATAGGCACATGGACCATATAAGGAGCTCTTTTTCTTGAAATAATATGATGCCCTTGTCCTGGTTTATAAACTTCATTCTTCATACATTCGATACAATATTCCAAACAATCACTTCCTTTTAGATCTATCTCTTAATTTATTTGCTTTAATTACTCCTTCAACTTTCAAACAATTAACGTCATTTGTCTTACGTCTTTCTTTATATCTCTTTTTGTATTTATCATTTAGAACCTTTTTCATAAAATCACTTTTACTTAAAACCTCCATGTTTACAACCTTCTCACTTAGTTATTATTTGCATATGAGAATAGAAAGATAAAACTATTGTTGATTTATTCTCTATTCTCTTTTATTTCAGATTATTTTTGTATGGCGTACTAACTCATTCTTTTAGCTATTTCATAAATTACATTAACTGTACATGCATCTCCAGCACCAATATACATTTGATTATCACTTATTCCTGCTGCAATAACTTTATCTGTTATGGTATCCTCTATTCCCTGGAGTCTCCAGCACTCTTTAGGCGTCAACCTTCTTATTCTCCCTTTCATTAACACTCCATGAATATCTTGTTTTGTAAGTGTAAACATTGGTTCATCTACATCTTTAAACCTACGCCCATTTTGACGTTTTTCAGCTCTATTAGGAGTTAAACATGGTCTTACTAAGACTTTAATGCCTTCGCCTTTATTTGTGGTAAGCGTTGGGCTTATTCCTTTGCTATCATACACATTGCCATTCATACCTTTACCACTTGGGTGAGTATTTCCTATAAGATATAACCCAGTCTTAGCTCCTTGTCCTCCTGCTTGACTTGCTAGTGTGCAACTAACTCCACTAGGATCATAAACTCTGTTTCCTTGACTTCCTCCTATTAACTGTTTAAGAGCAGTTTCATTGTTGCTTCCTCTGATAGGAAATATTTTTCTGCTACATCTGTTTCTAAGATGTCCGATAGTAAACACACGATCTCTGTTCTGTGGCACTCCGTAGTTTTTGGAATTGAGTAGACTATATTCGATTGTATCGTAGCCGAGTGACTCCATTTCAATGAGTATTTCGAGGAAGTCAAATCCTTTATTTGAAGAAAGCATTCCTTTAACATTTTCATAGAGTAGGTATTTGGGTCTATATTCTTCTTTAGTCTCCCTGAGCAATCTAAATACTTCTCTAACCAAGCTGCTTCTATCTCCTTCAAGTCCTTTTCTTTCTCCGGCAATGGAGAAGTCTTGGCATGGAGCTCCGAAACACCAGCAATCTGATTTAGGTAATCTTCTACCGTTAATTGTCCTAATATCTGCACCTTCTGGCTCACCTCCAAAAATTATTGAATATATTTTACGCTTATGCTTATCCCATTCGATACTATATACACATTCATGTCCTGCCTTTTCAAAACCCATTCTTATAGTTCCAATGCCGCAGAACATATCTATAAATTTCAATATTTCACCTCCACATACTTTAAAATTATTTAACTGAATACTTATTCTCTACTTCTTTAATTAATTTTTCGCCCTTTTCTTTTTGTTCTGCATTAGCAAAATATATATCTCCAGATGAAGGATTTATACAGTAACCTATATTATTTTCATCTAAAACTTCTAATATCTTTAACGCTTCTATTTCTTCATCCATAAAAATACCTCACAGACCACAATTACAAGGGCGTTCTCTTTCTCCAAAGTGGTCTAATTCTCCATCATCATCAAAGAACATTTCAACTTGTCCTTCTCCAACTACAACCTCAATAGGTTTAGCACTTATATATAGTGGAGCTTTACCTTTAGCCAATCTTTGCTCATTAACATTGTGTTCTAGCAATTTAGCCTTTTCATATAAGCAAGGATCATTTCTGTAAAGTTCTATAAAATCTTTTTTCTTAGCATATGGACAGAAGTAGCAGCCTGATTTTCTAGGTACTTTAAACCCATGTCTTTTTATAATCTCTATATTATCTGCTCTAGTTATTCCATCATCTATAAACCAGTATTGATATATCTTATTAGCTAAATATTTAGGTGGATTCTTAGGTGGTTTAGCTCTATGCGCTTCATCATAAGCTATCCCCATATGCATATAGCATTTTTCTTCTTCTCCACCTTCAAGCTGAGAATTCATATATAGATTTGTTGGTACTATCTTAAACTTTTCTGTACACCATCTTAGCATCCTACTAGGTACTACATTCTTTAATAAACAATAATCAAATAGATTCATAGGCTTATCCATTGTCTTTTCTTGAACTTTACCTTCGATAATTGTTACTGGTTTCCATCCTCGTTTTACTACTTCTTTATTAAAGTACTCCATATATTTATACGTATCTGGATGATCTGCTCCATGGTTACTAAATACAGCTTCAAATTCTATTCCTTTTTCTATTAAGTAAAGGTAATAGGCTACGCTATTAACCCCCCCTCCAAAACTTAAGAAGTGTTTCATTATTTCACCTTCTTTCGTTTTAGACTTTTTATTATAGTTATTTTCTTTTTCTCAATCTCTAAGTTAAGATCATACAAACAAGATTTACAAATATCAATTCTATCCTCAATAATTTCATTTCCGCTTTCAAATACTTTTACTTTGACTGGTATTACAATGCTTTGAATTGATTCAACTTTTTCATTGCATACATCACAAATTACATTTTTCATTTATACATTCCCTCCACGTCTGGAGGTACCGCGGTACATTTTATCTAGAATTACTCCGATTTATTTTTAATTCACAATAATTTCATTCTAATATTCCATATCCTCATCGGGATATTTTATAAATCCATCCTCTCCTCCTGTACAAATATCCTCAAATATTCTCTCTA